TGCGCTCTCGTGCCGGAAGGGCGCATAGCTTCGTAAACGTGTATTACCGATTTAGCAAGGTATCTCTTTGTTTTAAAATCTTCGCCAATGCGGAAATGATAAGCGACCACGCGTCCGTTCTTATCAAATTCTATGCCGTCGGAAATGTAGTTGCCTTTTTCTATTTCATAATTGGAAGAAACGCTGCCGAGCCTGTGAGATTCAACAAGCTGTATCTTTGGATTGCCGAACGCATCAAAACATTTTATAGCGAAAAACTCGCCATCAATTTTCTTAAGGTGAGTTGCCATATTCTGAATTTCTCGCCAAGTAAAACGTCCCGAATAATCGGGTGTTTTTGCCCAACGATAGAAATGTTCGTAGGCTTTACGATTCCAATCCGCGTTATCGGTTTGAGGTGTAGGATATACACCGCGACCGACACCATAAATTTTAAAGTCCTTCAGAACCGAAAGAATGATACCCGAATTTTTCTCGCACCAACGAGCGCGACGCATTAACTCTGTGCGTGTGGGTGAATCGAGAACAAATTTCTCGTCCGTAGGTATCGGATTTTGCGGTGTTCCTCGCGAGCTTGTTGTTTGGGCATTTTCGTAAGAATTGCGACCAATACCACCGCCAAAGAAATTAAGTACGCGTTTAAAAAGCTTCATTGAAGGACTCCCCCTATAACGCCCATTGTGCGCGGTCTATTTGTGGCTGTTGGTGCGTATTTTTCGGGACAAAGTAATTCTAGAGCGTCAAGAATACCGCCAATTTTCTTTTCGATTGTCTCGAGAGAAACTCGGCTTGCCGAGCTTCCAGAATCCGAAAACGACTGCAAATATTTTTCACGCTCAAGCTTTGCTTGATTGAGTAGCTTTTCAAGTTCCTCTTCTGAATAACCTCTACTATAATTGAAATTTGACATATAAAAGGCGCAATATGTCAAAAAAGGGTTGTGTTTTAATAATGATAGGTGAAAATGTCTCTATGGAACAAAAAATAGATAATAAGGAAAATCTCGAAATTTCATCTGTATCAGAATTATTAGATATATTAAAAAGAAAATCTCCTAAAGACGATGAGTATACATTTTTTAGAGGAGAATCTAAAGATTATAAAGAAACCGCTTGTATACCTTATCTTTTACGAAAAGAAAAATATGCGAAGAACGAATATGAAATGTATAATCTTATGCTATTAGCACATCCTAATGATTTTTCAAAAGACAAAACAAATTTTGAAAAATTAGCAAGAATGCAACATTTTGGACTTCCTACGCGATTACTTGATTTTACGAAGAATCCTCTTGTAGCCTTATATTTTGCTTGTTGTAAAGATGAAAATGAAGATGGGAAAATATATATATCTTCGCTAAAAAAGAGAGATTGTTACTATTACGACCAAGAAGAAATTTCATTTATATTAAATTTGTTAAATATAGAGAACTTCAAAAATTTAAATTTAGAGTTTATAGATAAAAATCCTTTAGAAAATTTGAAAGAAATTAAGAAGGAATTTGATAAAAAGGTAGAAAATATCCAACTTAAAGCATCGAGAGGACCAATATCAGACGATTTAAAGGAATTAGACGATTGGATAAAAGAAGAGACCTCTAAGAATACATTATTTAAATTTTTAAACGAAGGATTATCTTCTCGTTTTATAGTAAATAAATTTTTATTACTTTTTTATCCTACATTTGTTTTTCCTATAATAAATATTGAACGTATAAAAATGCAATCGAGCGTATTTATGTTATTCGGATTAGAAAAAACAGAACCAGAAGATAATTACAATTATGTCATTACAGTAAAAAATAAATCTTATATAAAAAATGAACTTAAAGTTTTAAATATAACCGATGATTTTTTGTTTCAAGATATAAAGAATACCGCTGAAGAAATAAAAAAGGCTTATACATCTTCAGATGAGTCGTAGTTCTTTTCTTCCGCTCGTCCAAATATTTTAAGCATAAAGGCAACTACAACTTGCATTGCTTCACAATCCCAATAGTGGTTGGGGCGTCGTCCTATTTGTTCCCAAACAAAAGTATCTCCTTTCTTTATGCGATGTTCGGAATCCAACATTTTGAGATAGTCTTCTGAAATATCTGAGGGAAGTTCCCACGTTGCACCATGCGAAGGATTTTGATTGCGTTTTAATTTGTTGAGGGCGTCTTTAATGTTAAGGTTGGACCAGAACAGCATTTTTGCGACGATAGGTTCGCCATTGGTTTTTGTTCCAAGATAAACGGTACGAACGGGCGAGTAAAAGCGATAAACCTTTTGTCCGTTATCATTGAATAAATAGGACGCTTTATTGTCGCCACGCAAGGCATACCAACCATTTTGAGCACACTTGCGATAAACCTCTTGTGTTGCATATCCGCAATCAATGAATACGAAAGACGGATTGATTTTGAAACGTTGCACGAGGGCTTCTATATCTTCCCACGAAGTGAGTTTGTCGCACCACAAAAGACGACTTGAACCTTCAGCCGTCCATGAGCGCACCACGACATAAAAGCACGTTTGTTGAACGTCAACAGTGAGGAATCTCAATTTTGATACGATAAGCGGATTTCCGCTTTCGCCTATATCAAAAGGCGGAGAGAGGATAACACCTTTACGGTTTATAGCGGATTCTTCGTCCCATTCTTCGCCGAGTTTGTATCCGCTCGATTCAACATCAAAATGGAAATCTTCTGTCAAGTCTTGCCAGAATAATCCAAGTCGCTTTTGGTAAAAATTCTTTAAGTCACTTATGTCTCCTATATCGGATGATTTCTTTGCGCGAAGATACATTTCAGCCAATGCGCCCCACGACATTGAACAAAGAGAATTCCAATGAAAGCCAACTTTCTGTTGGGAAGCTCTAGGATTTTGCGAAATGTATTTGCCATTTTGATTCAGAAGGTAACGATTCTTATCGGTGTCGGCAATATATTCTCCGCAATGAGGGCATTTCAGGGCTGTTGAAGAATTGATTTTTTCGTAATCCCATTCGCCAATTTCATCGTCCTTTGCGCTTGAATCCCACTCAATATTTTCCCAACGATAAGGTGCATACTCTCCACAATGTAAACATTTATAACACCATTCGCGTTGATCTGTTGATAGAAATTTTTTGTGGGTGTCATCTTCCCATTCTGAGCCCTGCGAAAAGAAAACGCATTTTCCGAGCCAACCGAACGCCGTTGTTCTCGCTTCCGCTTCCGCCATATTACCTGTTGGCCATTGCCAAGTTTCATCACCAAATACCCAACGGATAGAACGCCTCTGAAGGTTCTTTTTATTGTATGCGCCACGTACCCATAACGTCATGCCATTATTGAACTTTGTAAAGTCTTTTTTGCTTTTTGTTCTGTTTGACGACATCAAGTTTTTAACCGGTGGCGTATGTTTGAACAATTCGAGTAAGCGTGTTTCAAGGGTATCATAGGCTTCATCATCGTTTTGGTTTAGCCATAACGTAGGTCCAGGTAGATTCGCGACGATGTAGGAAAGTGCAACTTCCGCGAGTAATGATTTACTCGCTTGAACTGCAGCTATTATCGAGACGAGCTTTACGCTAGGATTTACTATCGCTTCCATTGGTTCACGAATCCACGGTGTTGTATCGGTTCGGAATGGTCCGGGCTTTGGAGAGTAAGTTATCTCTCGCACGTTTTCTTCGCCCCATTGCCACGGTGTACGCCTATCAATGGGTTTCCACGCTTCGGTAAGCACATTTCCAAGCTTGCTCATTCGTTGTTCTCCTCTGGAACTTCAAGTTGATTACTTGCTTCAACCATAGCAGCGCAACATTCGTCAATAACATCTTGCAAACGTTGACGAATAGATACAGCGTCATCCATAGCTGCCAATGTTGGTGGAAGCTCATTGAGAAAACGATTTTCAAGAGTCTTGCGAACTTGAGCAATATGTTCGCCCCAAACACCTTTTACTGTTTCAATAGAAACATATTCTCCTTTGGCGACGGCTACTTTGTGCTCAGCCAGTTCAACGTCTGCGCGAAGTTTGCGAGCTTTTAGTATTTCACTTTCGGTTGCGTCTTCATCTGTTTCAACTGAACCGATTTGAGCTTGTAAGCTATGTTTGCGAATAAAATCAAGCCACTTTGCAATGTCGTGTAGTCCGTTTGGGCGTGGCTTTGGCGCATCCTTATATTTGCGCCGCCACGTTGAAAGTATGCGTCGAGAAACGCCAAGAGTCTTTGCAAGTTCAACGATAGTCTTTGCTGTCGCTTTTGGGAGTTTAGGAAATTCTCCGCGCTCGTTGGTGCGGTCAAATTCTCGAATAGTCGCACGCTCGGATGCGGTTAATGTCTTTCCGCGTTCGAGTTTCTTTAAGATGTTTGAGACATCTTTTTTTATGACTACATCTGAAATTCCCATTATTGCGATTCAATATCTATTAGTTCATCTTTCCCGAGTTCGTATTCATAGGGCTTCAAGTCAATCTTCTGCACGTCACCTTTCAAGAATACTAAAATATTTTGATGAACTCGGCAAACTTTACGAGCTGTCTTGAATATACTCCGCGCTCTTAGTGCTGCCGTACCTATTGCGTTCAATAATATAGCATCGTTGTAAAATTTCATACCTGCTTTTATGAAGGCATTTTTTGTTGCACCTATAAAGTTGCGTATGATTCCGTTCTTGTCGCGCACATCTCCAACAACGATTACCGCAAATGCGTTTGGTTTTAACTTTGCAACGCTTTGAGCTATGATAGAGTTATAAGAACTTAGGAAATCCGTATAGCTTTTGTTCGATAAATCGCGTGGGTCATCGCTATATCGTTCAAGGTCATAGTAGGGCGGACACGCGAGAAAGAAATCAAAGTCGTTATCTTCAACAAGTTCGCTAATTTGTAAGCTATCTCCAACAATCCATTTGGGGTGTTCGATTTCTTTACCTAACAAATTTTTATCGAACGGCAATTCCGAAAAGTTCTTTTCGTTGGCTTCAATCTGAGTTGCACTCAAGTCAACACCTGTATAGTGATTGCCCAACATCGACGCTACAATACCCCTTAC